GTAGTATTATCATCAAACCTATATTTATTACCACCGTCAGCTACAACTTTTACTGTGTATGTTTGTGTAGGTGCAGGACCACCAGCTTTCCATGTCCAAGCTGCATAGGTTGCATCCTTATCATTAATATCTGTCGTTAGTCCTACAGTAAAACCCTGACTATCAAAAGATTTTAAAGTTTCTACACTAGACACTTCTGCACTAGTTGCATCTGAATGTAAGTCCTTACCTGCACCCCTAACTGTATCAAAAAGATAATGACTGGCATTTCCACTTCTTTTTTTAATCCACACAAAGTCAGGACTAATCACTCCCTCTTGTGGAATGTTATCATCCATTAATGCAAGAAAACCCGTAGGCACATCATATAAAAATTTACCTACGCCGTTTGCATCTGTTTTATCTGTTCCGGGTGCCGTTTCTTGATTATGGAAAGATGGGTCTTGCCCAAAATTAAATGTGTAGGTTTCATTGCTTGATCCACCTCTTGCAATCATTGGATGAACCGCTGTTACCGCTGCCGCAAGAGTATCGGAGACTGCTAAACCACCCGTGCCATTAGATGGGTTTGCACTATTAAAATATGTACCATTCTTAGCATAGTAGAATAAACCGTTATCAACATCTAAAAGAATAGAATATACATCTCCGTTTGATCCTATATCATTACTGGTAACACCATAGCCGCCAGATTGACCAGCACCATTTAACAAAACCTGTTCGTTATAGTTAGAAAAAGCAATTGCTTTAGTAAGACCATTTTCGTTATCACCCAAATTAACATCTGTACCCCATCCAAAATATGAGCCAGATGCACTGACGTAATTATCAACACGAACTTCGTAATACCATTTGCCGCTTGATGGCACAGCTATAGTGCCATATGCCGCCCTTTGATTTGTTGAGGTTGTAATTGTAAGACCACCCTTAGAGAAGGTTCCTAGATTTGAGTATCTTTGTGAGTCTAGTGTAGAGAAGTTTTGTGTGGGACTATCGATAAGTATATCACTTGAAGCTACATTGTCTGTGGTATCAAAATCATTAGTGGTGCTTCTGTCACTTGTTTGATAATCATACCCCGGATAAGCAGAAGTTTGAAAAGTTAATCTAAACCCGTTTTGACCATATGTAATTCCACTTATTGTTTTAGGTATCCAATCACCATTTGCTCCTACTTGTCCAAATGTTTCTGGACCATACGATTGACCGTCAGCAAGTATAACTTCAGCCATATAACCATCAAAATGTCTGCTGGTAGCACTAGTCTTGTAAGCCCCTAGAAGATGATCTGTACCACTAGCGTTTATACTAGTTTCATTATTGGCAGTAGCAACATTTTGTTCAGTATCCCAATCACTTCCTGTTATCTGCGTTCCATTAATATATAGTCGGCTTCTATCAACATCAGTTGACTGCGTAGTATCGACACGCCAGACAATGTGATACCACGTAGACAAACTTTTAAATGTCCTATTGGTTAATTTATATCTACTAATGCTACCTGTAGTATCTCTTACTTGAGCATATAACCTATCACTAGAATCAAAATTTAAAGCAGTAAATCCGCTTGCTGCACCATCGTGAAATAAATACTGACCACTACCACCACCCAAAGATGATCTTTTTACCCAAGCACTCCAAGTCCATGTTCGTGTGTTTCCACTAGAAGTTATATCACGATGCAAACTTGAGTCGCTAAACTGTAAACTGTTCGCTATGCTTATCGTATCTGCTGGTCTTCGTGCGCCACCAGCACCAATGTGTAATGAAGTAAAGTCACTTCCAGAATATAAAAGCGTATTAAAATTATCATCAGCTTGTTGATCTTGTCCGGGGCCGATTGTTATGTCTGGTAAGTTGGAGGCACAGAGAGACTTGTAACCAGACGGAACCGAATAATAAAATTGCCCCAACCCACTACCATCAGAGGCATTAGCAGATCCAGATGTTTTATTGCCAGCAAAACTATCGTCTTGACCAAAGTTATAAACGTGTGCGCCATTTTGATATGCTAAACCGTAGGACGAAAACTCTCCACTCAGACTTGTAAAAGCGGCAGTCCCACTATTTTGTATCGTTCCGTTTTTATAAAAATAAACAGCACCAGCATCTAAATCTAACGCAACACCAACAATATCACCTGTTGTCCATGAATTACCATAAGAAGCAGTAGACGATCCATTTCTTGTTGTTCCATCATTCATATATTGATAAGCGTCATCATCAACATATAGAGCATAAACATCATTCTCTAAAACATTTGGATGTTTTGCAATTCCAATACTATTAGAAGCTGCACCCACTCTAATATATACTTCCCAATACCACTTACCACTAGGAACCACAAAAGTGCTTGTAACCGCAGGATTGGTGCTTGTTTGCGTGCTACTAAAATCTAAATTACCTTCGGCAAAAGTTTGTGTTTGGGTGTTTACTTTTAACGAATTTAAAGTTGACCAGTTGTTCGTAGGGGAGTCTGGCACTACATCACTTGCAACCAATCCGCTTACCGTAAAATTATGACTAAGACCTGAAGAATCAGCACCTATTGAAGTGTTATCTGAAAAAGTTAAATGAAACCCAGTCGTTCCATAAGATCCAGAGTATGCTTTTGGTACCCACACACCTCCAGACGTTTCGCCAAAAGATGTTGGATCAAGGGCAGAACCATCAACAAAATTAAACTCTGCTAAATACCCATCAAGGTCTTGCAGATGATCTAATCTACCACTGATCAATTGCTCTGTGTCTGCGGTTAAATATCCATTTGGATTAGAACTAAATGTGCTGGTTGAATATGTTTGTTTTGTTCCATTAACATATATTTTATATTCCTGACCATTTCGTTGCCAAACTATATGATACCATGCGCTAACATCTCTAAATTTAGCGTTAGTTGTAAAATTTGCTACTGTTGAGTTGCTAACAGTTAATATGGCTCTTAAAGTGTCATCGTTAACAAAACGTATGCCTTCAAAATTATTGCCTCCATTCCAAGGACCAGCAGAGAAAATGTATTGATTTGATGTTAATCCTGAACGCTTTACCCAAAAACTTGTTGTGTAGACTGTTGTGTTTCCAGCTTCGCCTGTGTTTCTGGTTAAGTATCCAGCGGCATCAAACCGCAAAGATTGATTAAGTGTGTGCGAGTAAACGGCACCACCAGCCAATGCACCACCCGGCGCACCCGCACCGCCTAGTCCCCCTGCGCTACCATTAATAAGACTCATTTATGCTCCTTGAGAAGTTAGTGCGCCAGACACTGACACCAAAACACTTGCAGCACCTGATGCAGCTTTTACAAAATAGGCAAGGGAGTAAACGCCTGCAGTATCCAATGCTGTAAGTGCCGCTGCATTTATACCTACTTCAGCCGCTGCTGAAATATCGTGTCCACCAGAATTATCAAAGAATATGTTTCCAGACTGACCCACAACTTGATTTGTAAATGTAAGCGATAAATCACCTGCAGGTACACATTCAAAATGATTGCTAGTAGCTAGATCAAAACTACCATCATCTTCTTCTGTTATAGCGGCACTAACTGCCCTGCCTGTAACTGTAACACCATCTGCTCTTGTTTCAAATGTTTTAGTATTATTGTGATATAACTCCACAGCACCATCATCAATAAACTTAGCTAAAGTTTCACCTGAACCATCTATATTTAATGTTGATGAAGCAATTGAAATATGCCCATCTGTGCCATCCCAATACATTTCTAGGTCATTGCCATCACCAAACCGTATGCGGTCATCTGTTGCGCTACCACTGTCACCTAAATCAATGTTATTGCCATTAGTAGTTAAAGCACTAGATAAGTTACCACCGATAGATGGTGCCGGAATAGCTTCAAGCTGTATTGTATCAGCACTTTGATTATATGTCAAGACATGATTATCAGTTTTTGTTGCATCTGCATCTAATGTGAGGTTGCCTATGGTTACATTACCTGTTCCAGCAGGCGAGATAGTTATAGCACCATCCGTGTTAGTGGCTGAAATAGTATTGCCGTCAATCTTAACATTATCTACACGTAAGTCAGTTACGACACTGTTTGTACCAATAGTTACACCATCAATGGCACCACTATTTACATCAATGTTTGTGATAGCTTGGTTATTCGCATCCAAAGCTGCACCAAGTGTAGAAGCACTTAGTGTGGTGAATGTGCCAGCAGCAGCAGAGTTTGCACCTATCACAGCACCATCAATAGCACCAGCATCAATATCAACTTTAGATATATCAACTTCGCCAGTGCCGTTAGGTGTAAGTGCTATATTGCCATTTGTGTCTGTGCTAATAATAGTGTTACCATCTACATTAATGTTACCAATAGTAGCACCGCTGCCATTTAACTTTAATCGCTCTGCTGCCGCACCACCTGATGACATGGTTTTAAATAACATGTCAAATTCTTCAGATGTTGGATTTATTCCAGTCGTTACAGACTCAATTACGCCGCCAGTTTCTAAATTACCTGCAGCGGTTTCTGTGGAAAACTCAATGCCCGTGCCTATACCAATAGCAGGCGTACCACTGCTTTGCGCTTGCAGCTTAATAATATCAGTAACAGAGTTTGTGCCTGAGTTTTCTACGTTAAGTGTTACGCCTACATTATGCTCATGTGTAATTGTTACTTCACCATCTGCACCAAGGGATACCACAGCAGCATCGCTGTCTAACTTTAAATCGTTGCTAATATTTACAGAAGTAGATGCATCAATATCTACAATAGGTGCAGTAATTTCTAACTCCGCATCAGCATCTATGTCTAGTTGACCATCTGTGCTTGAGTTAATAAATATTGCGCTATCACGTATTTGAAGTTTAGTGTCGGTAGGAATGTCAATAACACCTGTTCCATTAGGGTCAAGTGTTATGTCACCGTTTGAGTTAGTAGAAGATATAGTATTTGCATCTATATTAATATTATCAACATCAATAGCAGTAAACGTACCTGCTGCTGCACTAGAACCACCTATGGTTACACCATCAATTGTACCACTGTCTATATCTACTTTACTAATGTCTACTTCGCCAGTGCCATTTGGAGTAAGAGCAATATTACCATTACTATCTGTGCTGATAATTGTATTGCCGTTTATATTAATATTATCAACGTCAAGATCACCAGTAACATTTGCTGCACCTGTGATTGTAAGAGTAGTTGTGTCAATAGTAACAGCAGTAGATGCATCTATATCAACTGTAGGTGCCACAAGTTCCAGTTCAGTATCTGCATCAATGTCTAGCTGTCCATCTGTGCTAGAGTTTATGCTTAATGCAGTATCTCTAAATTGTATAGCTTTGTCTGTATCAACTAATAGATTTTCACCAAGACCATCAATAAATGCTTTACCATTAAGATACATATCTTTGAACTGCAGTGCAGATGTGCCTATATCTAATGTGTTATCAGTCTTTGGTTTTACTTCTGTTGAACTAGCTACAAAATCTTGTACTGGACCAAGCACGGTAACAGGCGCACCTTCAGCAGCCGTGCCATCGTGTGTGTGTCCACTGGTAGCATTAAAGGCTGACTCAATGGCATCATATTCGCCATCAAAATCAGCAGCGTTAATTACGTTACCGTCAGCAATATTATTAGCTGTATCGTTTCTGGTATATCCTGTTCCCATAGTTTTACCTTCTTGCGTTAGTGGCGTATTCTACTGTTAATGCGTCAAGCGAAAATGGTGGTGCTTCTGTAGCTGAGTCAAATAAAAATGAAACTGCAAATCCAGAACCTACTACCTGACTTTCAAATAGCTTAACTAGCTTTGCACCATACGAAGTTGTACCAAATATACCTGCTCCAAAAAATCCCACAGTGCCTTGCACGTTTTGAATACTAATAGGTGCTGGTTGTATAGTACCTGCTTCGTCAAAGTCTAGCTTTAGACTTAAATCAAATGCCACGCTTCCTTGTGGATCGGTGTACAAAAATATTTTATAAAAAGTTTTTCGTACTCGTGGATCTTCAATCGGAATAAATGGTGTAGCAAATGATATTGTAATTGGTGTTCCATCAAAATCGCTACCAGACTCCATTTGATAAAGGAAGCCATCATCATTTGCAAACAGTACGACTTCGTTATTTAAGTGGTAGTTACTATCTGCTACAAATGCTCGTATGCCTCTCGTTTCCGCATACTGCATATTTGCACCACCCTGCTCTGCAAACTGTGTAGCAATGATACCTTGAGCATTTTCTTGTGTAATATTGTTGTTATAACCAAGTAATCTATATTGTGATTTTTCCCTAATGACACAACTTGCAAAGTTTGTGTTAGCGGAAATAAGAGTAACTAAATCATCCTGTATGGCTTTTGATACAACACCTAATCCAAAGTCACCTATCCTGTCTGTTGCACTTAACAGACGCAAACCGTCAGGTGCTAAGAACATAACGTCACCACCAACTTCTTGTATAGTGTCGCTTTCAATACAACCAATGTCGTTAGTTACTGGTTGCAGCGTAAAGTCTGCTATAGTGTTACCTACTAATCTTTGTATAGATACTTCTGTAAAAATAATTAGCTGGTCACGAAATACTTCCAAGCCTGTAATTGGTGAGCCTATGTTTATAGAACCTGCACCATTTGCTACAGAAAAGTCATTATCCGTATAAGGTGCAGTAAAGTTAAGTATTGTTCCTTTACCAAAGAATAAAGCATTCTTAAAGTTAGATATAAACGATGCGCCTTTTACATCTGCGGGTGCATCATTCAATGCAGTAAATACGCTAGTGTCGTATGTTGCAGGAGCATTTGCCCCATCTACCAATGCAATTTTTTGTGTACCGTTAAAGTTATACTTTGCAAATCTAGTTCTACTTGCACCTTCTCTGCTCGTAGATATAAATGTTAATGCAGCATCGTCAGCAGGACTTGATGCAAGTGCGGGGTCAATACTTAAAGTAGCACCACCAGAGGACACGGTTGCGGTAGCTGTTACTGTGTAAATTTTTTCAACACCCGCAATTGTGAATTGATCTTGTGCTTGGGGTGCTGCAGTTAAACCATCTACAACAAGAGATGAACCTGTTTGACTTGCTCCATTTACTAAAGCTGTTCCATAATTAGGAACATTTATTTTTGTGAACCCTACCCCTGTTGATCTAAATACGTCATCATTTTTTGCAATGATAGCTGAACTTTCCCAGCTTGCAACACCAAGTGCTAGATATTTTAGCGTTGTTGAAACAAACGTAACATCGTCTTGGTCTGATGGATTATGCACCATCGTTTGCGATAATGTTAATGTTGCTCTGTTTGTTGCCGCCGCAAAAGAAACACCGCCTGCAGCTATTGTATATCTAAAACTAAGAACGGCATCATCAGCAGGTGTAGAAGCTAGTGTAGGTGTAATTGTTAAAGTAGAGTCTGTTCCTACTAAAGCAGTAGCACTGCTAACTGTATAAACCGTAGAGTCACCTGCTATAGTAAATTTATCATTAGCAGAAGGCCTAACATCTAATCCATCTACAGTTAGTGTAGTGCCTGATTGTCCTGCACCATCTACTGCACCACCTGCGAATGATAATACATCTCCAGCTACAGGTGTCTGATGTATGTTACCTATTACAAGACTTGTACCACTCTGACTTGCCCCGTGTACCTTTGGCGCACCATATGGTGGTATTAAGTCACTATCAAATTTATCATAGCCTTCAATTCTACGATAGCCACCTTCAACAGATGGTTCAAAGTTACGCAGTATTCTTGCGCTACCCGGTGCGTTGATACCTTGCTGCAAAGGCGAGAGGTTACTTATAAGTCCACCACGAAACTCAACGGCGTAGGTTTTCCATGCGTCAGCCATAAATTACCCCTATGTTACCGATGAATATCCGTACCTAAGACCACCACCTGTGTTTTGCGGAATCATATAAGAACGCACATATCGTGTACGATTAATCAACATTGAACGCATGTACTTAATGCCTTCGTCAAACTTTTCTTTCATCACCAATGCATCTTGTGTGTTGCCTCTAAACAGATATGCATAATGCATTGCACCGTCTACAATTACATGTATAAATCTATCAGGTATAACAATTGTGTCACCATGTGCAGACAAGTCTGATGAGAAGTTAAAATATTCAAATACTAATATATATGCTTTATCTGGCTCTGGTGTTAGAATAAATTCAAGAGAAGGAGCGTGTATAACACGTGTTGGCACACCTTGAAAACTGCTGCTATTATATTCTTGTGCTACAAATTTATCTAAGTATTCTTCATAAGTCATAGGCAATATACGTGTAGTAGAATTACCTAATGAACTACTTTCTTTAATTCTAAAAGTATCAAAGTTAATTACTTTACAGTCAGCAGGAAAAGAATAACGGCTAGTATTAGCCGTCAGTGTAGTTGTTTGAGTGTTGTGATTAAAGGGCCACTCAAATTCAGATTGATTTATATATCTAATAGATGCGTTAACTGCGTCCTTTGCATGTGCATAGAAACCTGTCGCACTAGCAAAGTTTGTAGAAGTCAATTCAACTTCATTTAAACGCCGATTTACTTGATTAACTAATTGTAAAAATGTTGTAGCCATTTACGTTTCCTTAAACAAAGTGAGGGGGCAGGTTGCCCCGCCCCGTCACATATTTAGTTAGGCTTGGTCACGGCTAACTTCGTTAGCAGCCATGTCACCTTGGTCACTGATGTCCATCATCACAGCGTAAGCACGTAGCTTACCTGCTGTAAATGACGCACCACTACCAGCCAATACAAAGTCAATTGTATCTGCAGTTGTAGATGGTGCTAATCCATCAATTGAAACCTGCGGAGCATAATCACCATCAGATGCACCGTCAATGTCTAATGCGGCTGCAAACTCATCAACATCACCACCAGTGAAGCCAAGAGCAGCAGTTGCATCTGTAGACGCATTCATAGTTGCAGATTCTACAACTTGAAATCCTGCCGCCAAAATTAAAGTGTTAGCAGGTACGGTAATTGCCTGAATAGTATCGCCGGGAGCAATGCTATTTGTTGTCAGGTCAATTGTTACATCAACGTAGTATGGGTTACGTCCTCGTTGTGAGTTCCCTGAAGAGGGATGCAATAAAGCAGTAATATTAGCCATTTCTTAATCCCCCTTAACGTACGTTATAAATGGCGTTAACAAGAGCCTCTGGACGGAGAATCTTGCGACCATACAAATGCATTCCCCGAACAATGTCGGCGAAGCTATCTGGATCACGATAAGTTTCGGTCTTGTTAATCTGCTCTGCAGTTGCAACAGCAGAAGAGTGACCTGCAACAATCACACCATAGTTAGAGGAGTTGGTATCTGCTTCAGTAGCAGGACCAGTTCCAACAGATGGTAGGTTGTTTGAAGTGTAGATCGTAAATCCGTGGATGGTTCCAGCCATCTGACCGTTTTGCAACCCATTGCCGCCACCGAAATCGGAGTTGAACAAACGTGAGTCTTCGTCTTTCAGAAGTTCTGCAAATACTGGGTCAACTACCAACCAGCGACCTTGTGAGTCAACATTCTGTTGGTCTAGCTTACGTCCCATACGAGCGATAACTGACAGCGGGTTAGCATTACCAGCAGCAGTAGGTGCTGCAGAATTGCCACTACGTGGAGTCAGAGCGATAGAGTTACCACCTGAACCAGCGTTAAAGTCGCTGCCATCTAGCTTCATGCTTGCAAGCAGTTCGTCTGAACCAGCAGTGCTTACAGCTTTTGAACCGTTAACAACGTCATTAGCTGTGTCAGCATTGCTGTGAATAGCTGATTGCTTGAAGCCTGACAAGTAGCCAAGAACGTCTTGGTCAAACTGGTCAGCAAGGCGATACGCAGCACGATCACTTGCCAAAGATTGGAAGTTAACGTGTGAGTGCGCCTCTTCAATATCATCAACCTTGAAAGCAAAGTAGTTAGCTTTGTCAATCGTTAGGTTGAAATCTTCATCGTCAAGGTCTTGCGGCGTGATAGTAGTACCACGGGCATATGCCTTAACGGTGATTTCGGGTTCCTTGATAATCTTAACGGAATCCCCCATTTGTGCAATTTCACCAAAGTAGTCATTATTGGTGATTGCCTCACAAACAGCGGCCTTGCGGAAAGCAAGTTGCACCTGTTTGGAGTAAATTACGGGAGAAAAATTACCGTTAGGAAGATTACCATAACCACTAGCAGTAGTAAATGCCATGTTGAAATCTCCTAATTTAGCATTTCACAGATGCAAACTAAACAGACTAATCAGGGGCTGATTCGTTTGGGTGCGTATTCTAGCAGGATGGCCTTCCCACTATTCAACGGGCCACACTCGTCAGGTAAACCGTAAGACTTGTGTTGTTTGCGGATAACAGTGTAACAATATTGCGCAATAAAGTTACACTATTCTGACTATAGTTATATGCATAAATAACTATTTGTCAATACTTTTTTTATCTAGCAGAGCCAGATACATCATAGATAAACTTTCCACTGCGGATAGCTTCCATAATTTCGTCAGAGTTTTTCTCATACTCTTGTGCAGACATCTTCTGTACTTGTGACTCTTTAAGATATGTAGTTGCCTCATTTTCTTGTGGCTTACTACGAGAGTTCTTTGTATTCACAGACTTAGCTGCAGCTTTATCTGACTTGGGTTTTTCTTTACCAATACCCATGTCAGCCTTATATAAGTCAATGGCTCTAGCAGCAGAACGTGCATCATTGTCATTGTCATACAGCGCATCTTGCACCCACTTAGGCTGTTCTTCTGCCCAATCATGGAACTCATCACTGTCACGTATCTCACCAAAGTCAGGGTGTATACGCATTAGTTCTGCTTCAGCTTTTTCTTTTGAAGCACTAGACTGTAACTCATCAATTGCTTTCATGCGTTCTTCAAGAGCAGTAGATTGCTCACGTGCTTTCTTCATAGCAATTGTTTCAACGATAGCTGCTACATCTGGATATTCTTCTGCCCATTTTTCTATGTCTTCGTCAGACTTAGGCAGCTTCATTTCTTTCTGTGCAGCTTGGCTAAGTTGAGATTTAAGGTTTTCAATCTCCTTCTTTAACTCTTCAGCCTGTTGTTGCTGGTGTCTACGCAGATCAGAGTAACGCTTCTTAAATGTTTTCTCTTCTGCGTTTGCGGGTTCAGCTTCTTGCTCTTCCGGCTGTTCTTCTGCTTCACCCTTTTGCTCCTTGAGCATTTGTTCTAGTTCTTCTTCTTCCTTCTTGCGTTTTTCTTCGTTAGTGTATTTACGATTTGCAAACGCAACTTTTTTCTCTGGCTTCATTTCTTCAGCCATAATAGCTTGTTCTGCCATTGTACTTCTCCTCGTTGGGGCCAACCGTAGCCACGGGGTGGGGGATTAGGTAGCCAACATATTGTGAGGTTGTTTTACAAGCCCCTCACGCAGCTTGTTTACTATGGTCCACCTATAGCAGACATTTCGTCTGAATAAGTACCGCCAGTTTTTTCTTGCATATCCTCTTTATAGGCATCAGCGGCGTCTTGTGTGGCTTTACCTGACATTGCGGGATCATCGCTAAATTTATCTGAATCGTCACCACGTCCAGAAACTATAGAAGCATAGCTATCCATTGATTTATCTACAGCTTTTTGAGTTTCTTCTCCAGCATATACATTACCTAAATATCTGCTTAATTTTTGGTTTTGATTGTAATTACCGCCTTTTGTAGCTATATCCTCAATCATATTTGAAATTTGGCCTGATGTATAACCTTGCTTACTAAGTGAATCTGCTATGGCGGCTTCTAAAGCATCTCTAGTTTCTGCTTGACCACGAGCATTTCCTTTTTCATCCGTATATAGTGATGACATTCTGTCTATTGTTGCTCTGGCAACAGAAGCTATCCTATCCTGTGCCACAGTTCCTAATTGATCAAGTGCTGTAGTAGCGTTTGGACCTGTATAACCGTCTGCTAAATTACCGCCTCTAAAATTATCCAACACGCCACCAAAAGCTGCAGAAGTTATAGCATTAGTTTTTGCATCTATATCATCTATTAAACCAACTCCTTTTGCAACTCGCTCGTACATTTGTGGATTAAAAGCATCTTTTAGTGTTCCAATGCCTGCCCCATACTTATCAATTGCGTCACGTAGTGAGGGAGTAAGTCCACTTCTATTATAACCTACTCCTGTTACATCTGTAGAACTTGGTGATGGGTCATCTTCTTCTCTACCAGTATTATCTACTACCCTCGCTGTTTCTACTCGTTGCTGCGTAGGGGTAGTTTCAGTTTTTACTTCTTCTGTAAGACCCATATCTGCTGGAGTTACTTTCACACCCGGATTAGCTGGATCTTCAAAGCTACCATCAGGGAACTTTTTAAGAACTTTAGCCTGACCATTTTCATCATAGAATGTTACCATTGTAAAATCTACACCCGGAATATTTTGGCCTACAAAATCAGCAAACGTAGGAACAACAGGATCTACAGCAGTTTTAGGTGTGACAGCACCCTCTCCAGCACCTGCTACCTTAAACTGAGTTTGACCTGATTGGAAAGGCTGCACTGGTTGCGGACCTGAGAAACCTGTAGTTACTGGCGGCGGTGCAACAAACCCGCCTACTGTTGGTGGCGTATAATTTGTACCACCTTGCTGCATTTTAACTACACCGCCTTGCGCCATATTATACTCGTTATCGTCTTCA